GCGACCCACATCAGCCATTCAGGCTTGAGCGTCTGCCACGCATGATCCATGTCCCGACAGTTGGCCAACGCCCACTCGCGGCCTTCCGGGCAGGCATCGTGACGATCGCAAAATTCGAGGACACTCATGGCTTGGCCTCCTTGGCTTGCTTCCATCCAAACCTAGAGGCGGCGTCGCAGTAGTGGTACATCGCATCTCCTGCCTCCTCCAGCCTCTTGACGCGCTCGTTTGCTGCGTTGAGTTCGTGTTCCAGTTGGCGGGCGAAGTTGCGTGTCGAATCCAAATCGGAGTCATCAAACTCCATTCCACAATCCGTCCTCGGTGTGTCGCTCATGGCTTTTCCTCCTTCAGCGCAGCGCGGACAAGCTGAAGCACCTCTGTGTAGTCATCTCCAAGCATTCGGATGACGTTGGGCTCACGATTGGCGAATGCGATGGCAAGCTCGGCCTGCCTGAGCAGAGACAGGAGTTGTGCGTTCTGTCGCTCCAGCTTGGTCATTTCCGTGACGCCACGAAAATGATCCTCCACCATTTTGTTGGCGTCACCAGAATGGTCAGCCCCGCACTTTGGACAGGTCTTGTTCACCTGCCACCTCCATCCTTGTCCCCGTCCTTGTCGTCGTCCTTGTCCTTGTCGTCGCAGCGACCGTCGAACGTGTAGGCCACCGTTGCCACTGCGGACGCCCGCGTGTCCCAGCGCAGACTGAAGTCTCCGGGACCACTGTACCAGGTGCGGGCCGTGGCCTGCGTCACCACCGGCAACGTGTTGGTCCCAACGAACACGCCAAGGTTCCGGTTGGTCGATACCGCCCTGCCCAGAACCACCGCGAACGTGTCCACGTTGGTCACTCCAAATGTCACGCTGGCCGAGCCAGACACCGTGATCGAGTTGTTCGCAGTCAGCGTCCCAACCCGCGCAGAAACCGCGTTGGTCACCGCCAGCGACACCGGCAATAGCCAGCCACGATCGAGCGACACGTACTCCGAGCGACCCGCTGCGTTTGCGTTGATGGTCACCTGTACTGAGCGCAGCGTCCCCAGCCTCGCATCGAACTGCGGCACACGATTCGTCACCGACCAGTCCGTCAGTGTTGGGTTCACCGTCACCGTATGCACCACCGTTCCAGCACTCACCGCGCTGGCCAACACCATACCCACATACACAAGTTTCTTCATAGCCTTCCAACTCTCACACTGTGTTCACAACCACAACCAAATAACCCCGCCTCGTCCACCCTTGAACACACCCTTACCGTAGACTCAGCGGGTCCCAACCACACGGTTGGTAAAATCAACAACCACACACTACACAACCACTCCCACCCACACCATCCCCCATTCAGAGCATTCTCAAAACAAAAGCCCACCGCAGCACAAAGTGCCACAGTGGGCCAATCTCAATACCATCACCACCCTACTCAGCACCAGCAACACGCCACACCCCCCACACACGCTCACCCTCCACCACTCCATCACCCACCACACGAATCGACACACTCACACCGGCCTTCCGCGCAGTCGCATACCAACCAGTCGGATTCTTACCCGTCCACTCAAACATATCCCCCACCACCATCCTCCTCAACAACTCCAAGTTCTCGGACACCACAACACGACGACGCTTCGGCATCACAACACCAGTCTTGATCTCGTAACTCATGAAGAGCGAACGGTACAAGGGTAGGCCACAAGGACAAGTGGAAATCGAGGGGCGATGGAAGAGGGGGGGTACAGGTACAACCCACCCCCCCCGTGGGGGTCCCCCCCTCCCCCGTGGTCTTTCGGCAGGATCCCCCTGGGCGACCGCGTGGCGCCTGCCCCACTAGCCTCACCACTACAAGCTAGCCCCTACAAACTCCCCCCGCTTGTAATCCCGTTTTGCGTAACCTGTTGCAAATGAAGGAGGGGCGTTTGTACTGGAACTGAATATAATCATTATTGTTCAAGCCCTCTCTGCGGGGTTTACCACCGCAAGTACCTGGTGTGCAATGGTCAACGACTTTCCGCCGGGGCCGGAGTGCTCGAGTTGCGCTTTGACGGTGTAACCTCGGGTGCGTTCAAGGATCCAGGCGGACCCTTGCCAACCATCTGAGGCCTGCCCAACCGTATCGATTAGCCCAACCTCACCCTCAACCCGGATCCGTTGCAGTTCGGCTGCGAACGACGGATTGCGCTGCAACAGCCTCTGCCAGCCTCCGGCATTGCCATGGAATCCGCACAGGATGGCGATGCGTTCTTCGGGGATACCCAACTTAGCTGCGTGACATGCTTTTTTTCGCATGTCCTCCGATAGTGATTTAGGGACCCTTCCGAACCGGGATTCGATTTCGTTACCAGCCTTCCCCTTAACCTTGTCACAAGCCTTCCCATCCCCACCGCTAGCCACCAACTTCCCCCCCTCGTTTCCCCCTTCCAGCGTCTCCTTCCCAGCCTTCGCCAAAACTTTCTTTCGCATATTACCCCAACAATCCCAACCGCTTGTGAACTAGGACAACCCCCATCCTAAAATCTTTTGTTGTCCCTTGTCGTCTTCTGTCGCATCCTGTCGACTCGGTCGGTCGGTTCGGTTCAACAAAAAGAAAACAGCAAATGAAAATTCCCAACGAAAAAGAAGCAGTGTCCTTCCTGAACTTCCTCAGGAGCGAAGCGGATCCGACCATGGACAGCCGTAAGGAACGCACGCCGTTTTCAGCGGTTTATGCTGGCATCCAGAACGCGGATGACACTGTCGGTTGGGATGCGTCCATTGCATCCAATCCCCAGCACGCGGAATGGTGCCAGTTGGCGCTGGATTCAATCCGTTCAAATTGCTGTTACTCCGAACCTGAGGAGATTTGCCAGTGGTTCACATCCCGCGGTTTGACCTACTAACCCCCAACCCCCAACCCCCTACCACCATGACCACCTACAACATCCGAAACGGAGTTATCCGATTCGCCCCCGGCGACGCAGTAGTCACCCCCATTGCTGATCGCGAGACCGTCGTCTCTTGTGACCTGCATGGTTGCACGCTTTCAAACGGTGCCCGCTACGCGCCGGAGAGGTTGACCCTGTCAGCTATCACCCCTGACCAGATTCGTTCCCTCTCCCAGATTGGATACCGCGTGACGGGTGAGGACCGTAAAAACGTTTGGCTGAGCGGCAACGGCGAGGACGTGCTGACTACCGTTGCGCACCTCCCTAAATTCATCGCAGAAATAACGAACTAACACCCCCAACCCCCAACCCCCAACCCCCAACCAAAACAACCATGACTGCAACCATTGAAACCAATTCCAGGCGCGAGATTGTCGCGCTGGATTCCAGTGGAAACGTAATCGCGAAACGCAGCCGGTACTGCAACCCTGTTGCTCTGCAGCAATTGGTCAGTTCCGCTGAAATAAAGGGCTATAAAATCGACTGGGAAAACTCAACCGTTGCCAACCCCCATGAAAATGAATAAACGCGAAATGCTCCTCGAAATCCTCGGAGGCCTAGTCGTCATGGCCTCAATAGCCGTAATCGTGATCGGCATGATGCTGTTGTAGCGGTTCCTATTCCCCCCTTGCTCCGGCAGGAGGGGAAAGGGAGCTTCTACGGCTCCGGAAACACTAACAGAAACACACAATGCAAATTCACAAACTAGCCAAGATCGAACGGTGCGTGTCTACGGACGAAACCCGGCACGTGCTCACCCAACCCTATCTCGACATTCAGGATGGCGAAGGCCGCATGATTGCAACGGATGGGAAATGCATGGCGGTAGTCCCTGTTGACGTAGACGCGAACGACGTTGCTGGCCATGTCCCTGCGGAGAGTCTCAAAACTGCGCGGAAAGTCTGGGGGAAGCTCACGCTAAATACGTTGGCTGTCGGGGAGAGCGCGGTTTCAGTAGGTGACTACCAGTGGAAGCGGCCGTTGGATATGGGTAAATTCCCCAACTGGCGAAACGTCATCCCGTCCCCCGAAAAGGACCGCACTGAAATCCTGCGTGTTGGAATCAACCCGGAGTTCCTTTCCCGCGTCGCGGAGGCAATCGGCGCCGGAGATCTCGTGAATCTTGAAATACCGATTGAAACCCAGGGCAGGTACAAGGGGCAGGTCCTCGGCGCCATCGTTGTGCGTCCGCGTGAAAATTGCGCGGTGGCCGGAGCGTTTGGGTTGGTAATGCCTGCGCGAATTGACTGAACCCCTGAGAACCTGAACCCGCCCCATCTCGCGAGGGATGGGGTTTTTTTGAGCCAAAATGCAAGCCATCGAAACTAGATATTTCGGCCCAACAAATACGTTGGGAAGTCGAATTAAAGCGTCCTGTGAGCGTGGGAGTCTGACCGTGCAATGGGATTACGGGATGGGAATCGAGGAAAACCATCGCGCCGCGGCGGCCCGGTTGCTGGCCAAGTTTGCCCAGGAGGATTCCGCGAAGTACGGGGGGGAATCGAAGGTCCACCATTGGGGGGAATTTTCGACGGGCACACTGCCGGACGGTAGATTTGCCCATGTCCTCACGGGGGGTATCCGATGAAAATTCACCATGTCCCCGCGGAGGTAGATTCGGCCATCATGTCCCTCTGCGAGTCCCTCGGTGCGATGCTTGAGCATGCGGACATAGGCGAGGTCCGCGACGACGATACCAAGCAGGTAGTCGAGCGAGCCAAGCGCGTGCTCGCCACTGCCCACGCCTTGCGCCTATGCGTCGCGCAATAGCGTCGATCGCCCTGCGCCTTGCCCTACTGGTAGCCCTGTGGGCAATCATGGGGCTGGCGATGTTGGCTGACGCGGTTTAATCCCCCCCCTTGACCCTCGCCCCCCTGCCGAAAGGTTGGGGGGCTTTTTCGTGCCTACTCCCCCCGCGTTCTGATTCCAGGCACGCGTCCGGCGCCCCCTGCCGGTACTCCCCGTTGACCAGGTGAAGGCCGCGCTCCTCGCTCCTCGCCCCTGCGCCCCTCGCACCCAGGCATCGCCCCCCGCCGGCACCCGCCTCCCCCCCTCCCCGCCCCCCCGCGCCTCATCCCGAAACGGCTTTCGGGATCACGCCCCCGGTACCACCCGCCCCATTCCAGTTTCTGTGATTTCTGTCGTTACAGAAATGTCAGAACGTACAGTCATTTCAGAACGTACAGAACGTTCAGTACAAACTGAACGCTGGCGGCGGGGCGCTGGCTAGGCGCTGGCCCCCGTGTCCACGATCCCCCAGTAGGTACCCTTGTGGTGCGGTACTGTTGAACTACCGAAATTCGGGTATTTGAATTTCAAATTGGGTAGGGTGGGTGGGTTTGTGGTGCGGTTGGGAGGGAGTGGTCACTCGCGCTCGCTTGTTTCCTATGGGTGAAACACTGTCCGAAAACCCCTGTCCCGAGGATCTCCCTTGGGCACCATGTTGAGAGCGAGTGACCGGGGATGAGGATGGCATGGTGCGGTTGGGTTGGTCGATACCCCAAGTGGGGCATTTGTGTGGTGCGGTTGTGGTGTGTGGTTGTGGTGCTGGTGGTGGGCCAAGGGTGGGCCAATCCTGCGCTTGCCTCTCTGCCATCTGAACCCCCCCCATCCGCTGTCATCATACTCCCCAGCAAACAAAACGCATTGGCGACCCCTTTCCGGCGCGCCGTCGAGGCATCCTACTACCGAACCAGACCCACCGAATCCATCTGCCGTCCATTCCTCTGGGTGGGCCAGTGTTGAGCTTGCTGGCTGGGGGCGACCACAAGCCTCGCTGACCCAGGTCGCCTCGTTGCCGTGCTGCCCGCTGACCTACCAAGCCTTGCTGCCTTGCCGCCTCGCTGCCTGCTTCACGGTTCGCAGCGCCACTGGTTCAACCGGGGGTCCCCGTCCGTTGCGGCGCTGCGACTCGGGTGGCCCGAAGGAGCCACTCCCCGAGAGTTGCAGCGTCCAGCAATGGACAACCCCTATTTAAGGGGTGTATGAACACCCTCATAGGGGGTATAGCGAAATTCACGTAGGTAGATTGAATCAACGCCACTCTTATTACCCTTTGATATGGCTAGTGAAGTTATCAGAACCTGAATTTTGTTCACCAGCTATTGACAGCGGGTTCACTTTTTATCTTTTGGCTCTTGCCTTCATGGGGGGTGTTCTGGCCATCGTTTCGGCCTCATGTACATCAAAACGCGGGACGGCAAAACGTCCACTCTGCGGGCCTTGTTCCAACGCATGGCTCCACTCGCTCACCACTTCGAGCCTCAACAGAGTCTGGTGCTGGCCCACATCCGGGAGACGCTGGACTGCGACCTTCAGGAGGCGCAGCGGCACTTCAACTCGATGCGGCAGGGGAAGGTGGGTGTGTTGAGGTTCAATCGCGCCCAGGCTGCTTGGCACGGGTGCGAGTGGGTATCGGACGACGAAGAGGAATCGAAGCTGGAGGTGGCCCGCCACTTCGGAGTCATCGACAAGCGGTTGATGAAGCTGGAGTCCGCGCAGCGCAAAATACCCAAGGGCGGAGGCCGCGCAGCAAAGGAGGGTGACGACGCACTCGATGAAGAGTTGGATGGCCTGCGGAATGACCTCGATGCATCGCGGGCTGCGCTGGCAGAAATGCAGAAAACCCTGTCCGCGTTGGCGGACAAGGTGAAGTCGATTGACGGTGACCTGACGACGGTCTACGGGCGCGTCGGGGAGTCCGAGGCGCAGATCCAGCACCTGTCTAAGGGCGTCTCTGTGCCCTTGCTCGATCTCTACGCGGCTGTGGAGGTTCCTGCTTTAGAGCAGCACCAGTGATTGCCATGGGATTCCACTCGGTCCACACGATGGAACCTCGTTCGCCGTGCGAGAGCGGGATCACGTTCCGTTCGAGTCGTCCGCCACGCTTGCAGAAGTTGAGCCTGAACTTGCGTGGCGTTTGGTGGCCCACCTCCTGGATGACTGCGATCTCACGCGCCCAGTTGGTGAGTTCGCTTGATCCGAAGCCAGCGTAGGCCAGTTCCATCATGGAGGGTGGCTCGCCGTCGCGGTCCTTCGCTGGTTTGGCAATGTGGTGGATCCACATCCAGCAGACCTTGGTTTCCTTGAGTATCGGTTGAAGCTGGTTCCGTAGGAAACGCGACACGGATTCCTGGTTCGACAGGTCGCCACCGAAGTAGGACAGGAGTGGGTCGCAGATGACGAGGTCGAGCTTGGACTTGGTGACGAAGCGGCGGGCGTAGTCGAGGAACGCTGGTCCGGTGCGGACGGTCTCGGTGCGGAAGTGCAGGTTGGCTTTGACCAAGTCGCTCTTGTCCTTGGGCATGTTGATTCCCCTGACAACGCCCTGGAAGGCTTCTGCCAAGTCCCCGGTGTCGTTCTCTGCTTGGATGACTCCGATGCGGAGTGGTCGTACCGGGGCGATGCCGAAGAACGGTTGGCCAGCGGACCACAGGATGATGAGCTGCATGATCAGGCTGGACTTGCCGATGCCTGATCCGCCGGACAGGACGATGGATGACCCGCGGGTGAGCCAGCGGTTACCGACGAGGTTGTCGGGATCGTTGGCTGGGACGAACGTCATCAGGTCCCGGATGGTGATGACGGTGGCCTCGTCCTCGGACTGCTCGCGTTCGATGATCCAGTTCTCGAATGTGTCGCTGCCGAGTTTGGTGGCGAGCAGACGTTGCCGGGTGCCGGCGCGGTGGGCACCGGGGAGTCTCGAGTAGCGGGACGGGTTCTTGTTCTTGGGGTCGATTCCTTGGCCTGCCAAGTGGTTGTAGACGATGTCGCGGCGTTCGTCCCATTGGGCGCGGTCGGCTGCGTCTACGCGGACCCATGCGTGGATGGACTTGCCACCGGAGTCGATGAGTACGGAGATGGGTAGGCCGGACTGGCGCAGGATGGCGTTCTGTTTGTCCTTGGGCATGTCGTCCATCTCGACGAGGACATGGCGGTAGATGGATACGGACTTGTCGGCACCGGAGAACTCATTTGGTTGAAACGGATTGATGCGGACGAACACGCCGTGGCTGTCGTTGGCCAACAGGGTTGAGCCTTCGTTGGCGAATCGGTCGAGCCATGCTTCGCGGGTCATGAATGACCCAGTGGAGTTGGGTTTGCCCTCGGGTGTGAGGTCGTTGCAGATGGAGATGATCTCGCCCTCGGCGAAGGCAGCGCGGAGGAACTCGGCGAACTCAATGTGTGGAGCGGTATCGGAGTGTTCGATGGGGAGTGGTTCTGGTTCCGGTGGTCTGTTGAAACGCACCCGTGTGATATCGACTTGGGAGGGTGCCGTGGAAGCGTTCAGCAGGAAGCCTCTGGGTTTGGAGTGGGGAGTGGAGATGGAGGACTTGATCTTGTGGTAGAGTTCTCGGTCGCTCCATGGCGGTTGGCAGGAGCGGTTCCAATCGCGCAGGAGATCCATGGTGGTGGACTCGTCGAGGCAGAACCCGTTGAGGAGGCCGGTGACAGCGGTGAACGTGGCGTTGTGACCGCCGGATCCAGAGATGGCGGGAGGGATGGAAGAGAGCCAAGCCTTGGCTCGGTCGATGGTGGTAGCCATGTGGTCAGGTGAGTTGTGCTGAGAGTGTGCGGAACGCGAGCGCGGCGGTGGCGGGTACTACTCCGTTGCCGAGGAGGCGGAGTTCGTCGGTTCGATTATCACCGGAGACGCACAGCTTGGCATAGTCCATCCCACTGGCAGACCCATCAGGGTCTCCACCCAGCGCGGGTTGAGTTGGTTTTCTATCGCCAAAAACTCTTGGCGGCTCCCAGCTATGCTGCGCTTGGCTTGGTCCTGCTGCCCACGCTGACACTCTTCTCCCAAGCAACTCTCCTTCATTCTCTTTGTACTCAATCCCATCTTGGGTTGGCCCTGGACACCCGCAGTCTGCGTAGTAATCTCCACAGACTGAGCAGTTTCCGTATTCATCGCAGTCTGCTGAGAACGAGACCTTTTTCCATTCTCCACAATCCTGACTGCATCTGGAAGTAGATCCCCTCGCATCTTCCCATCCTTTCTCTCCAGCGTTTGATAACAACCCTTCCAGTCCCGCGCCGATGCGGTTGGCCAGGATGAAGACACGCTTTCGCTGGTGTGTAGCACCGCATTCAGCCGCGCTAAATACTCCCCACGTCGCTGCGTAACCAAGCTCTTCCAGATCGCTGATGACTGTGGAGAGTCCAATCGAGACGTGCCCGTCGACGTTCTCGAAGAAGCAGGTTCTGGGTCGCATGGCAGCAATTCCATCTGCGATCCATGGCCACAGGTGGCGAGGGTCTTCCGTCCCTGCCCGCTTCCCGGCTGCGCTGAATGGCTGGCAGGGATAACCGCCAGTGAGGATGTCCACTCGGTTGTGAAACGCTGCCCAAGGGAAGGTCTTAAGATCCGGCCAAACAGGTGCTGGGTCCAGGAGTCCCGCTTCCATTTTCGATACCAGGTTGGCAACGGCGAAGGCTTCGATCTCACAAAGAGCGACTGAGCGCAGATGCGGGATGACTCTTCGCAACCCAAGTTCAATGCCTCCGTATCCAGCGCAAAGGCCAACGTGTGTAACTGGCGTGGTAGTATCCATGTGTGCATACATTCAGTGATTCTTGATCTGCCCGGACGATGCCACGCACTCCAGTCCGTACCAGAGTTGGACGTAGACGTTGTTCATGTTCTTGCTCACGTCGTCGGCCACGAACTGGTGATGGTCCTGCGACTGGTCTTCGCCTTCCACGTCGGCGACACCGGCCTCGACCATGAGTCCGTCTGGAGCCTCTACCCAAACAGAGAGCTTCATTTCTTGGCCTTCTTGTTCTCTTTGCGGTTGTTGGCGAACTTCTCGATGCGACCGAGTTCCTCGGTGAATCCTCTTCTGCGGAGCCAGCGCCGGTAGGCAATGTCCCATGACTTGGAGTCTCCGGTGTCCCCGGCGTCGGGCACGTCAATTTGCTGGATGGATCTCATTGGTGGAGTGCTTTACCCATCCGCGTTTGATTGCCACTGCCACGATGCTCTGCGCCTCGTCCTTGATCTCGTTGTAGTCGAACTTGAGGTGCTTCGCGATCTCGGGTTCGAGGTCGCCTATCTTGCGGTTCTGCACAAGGCGAGCCTTGTACCAGTTGGATTCCTTGAACGGTGTTCTCATTTTCTGTTGAAGCGTTGGTTGATGATCTCACTGGCCTGCTTGAAGGAAATGGTTTGTGCGTTTGGGATGCCGAACTTCGTCAGCAGGCGGACCTGCTTGGGTGTGGCGAGGTTGAGCTTCTGGCGGGACATGATGGCGTCGAGGATCACGGATGCGTGTCCCTTGTTGCGGATGTCCTCTTGGTTGAATCCGTATTTGAGGAGCATTGCAATCTGTTTGTCGGAAGCGGGTTCGCCCTGCCACGGGAACATGGGTTCGTAGTCCTGGACTGCGGCACTGTGGATCGAGACGGAGAACTCGACCGGGTCGATGAAGTTGCCGGCGTTGCGCTTCTTGCGGGCCAACTCACGCAGGAGGGTCTGCTCGCGTTCGTGGGTGGCTTCCTTGACTGCGTCTTCGAGATCGAACTCGCCCTGCTCCGAGGTCATGCGGTCGGCCATGTCGGCGACTTCGCCCTCGGAGATGAGTGACGTGGGGCGGACAAGCCGGTGGCGTCCGGTGAGCCACAGGAAGTCGAGGATCGTGAGTTGGGTCTTGCCTGGGTGAAGCCGTGTGCCTCGTCCCACCATCTGCGTGTAGAGGGCACGGGACTTGGTGGGGCGCAGGACGACGATGGTGTCGATGGATGGTTCGTCGTACCCCTCGGTGAGGAGCATGGCGTTGCAGATCACGCCGCGGTCCTTGGCGGCGAACCTCTGGAGGATCTCGGCTCGGTCGGGTGAGTTGCCATCGACGTGTTCTGCATCCAGCCCCAGTCGATTGCAGATCTCTGTCATCCGCTGGGAGGTGCGGATGAGTGGCAGGAAGATCATGGTCTTCTTGCCTCCGTACTTGGCGATCTCCGCGGCGATGCGTTCGAGGTAGGGTTCGATGGAGTCGCCTGCGTCACCGGCATCGAAGTCGCCCTTGGAGAAGTTGACCTTGGTGAGGTCGATGGACACGTCGCAGACGCGGGCCTTGATGGGAACGAGGAACCCTTGGTGGATGAGGTCGAGCAGCGTTACCTCGAAGGCCACGGTGTCGAAGTGTTCGCCGAGTGCCCGCTTGTCGGCGCGGTCTGGTGTCGCGGTTACACCCAGCACCTTGGCCTGCTGAAAGTGGTTGAGGATCGACTGGTAGGTGTCTGCGGCAACGTGGTGCGCCTCGTCGATGATGATGTGGCCGAAGTCGTCCGGGGCGAAGTTGCCGGTGCGACGGACGAGAGTCTGGATGGATCCGACGACGACCTTGGCGTCAGGTGAGGCGCGTTGATCGGCGCGTTCGAGTTCTGCGTTGACCCCGGTGGCGCGGCGGATCTTGTCGATGGCCTGCTGAAGGAGTTCCTCGCGGTGGGCGAGGATGAGGGTGCGACCGGGAAGGGAGGCGGCAAGATTGGCGAAGATGATGGTCTTGCCGCCCCCAGTTGGGATCACAACGAGCAACCGCTTATGCTCAAGCCACTTCGCGTTGACTTGACCGATGCAGTCGGACTGATACGTTCTGAGGCGCATAGCAGGTGGTGCTATTGTGATGTTTGGTTGGCCGGGAGGAGGTGTGGTAGCCCCTCCCGGCTTTTGTTTGCCTAGTAGGCTTCGTCGACTTGGGCGGCAGCCTTGGCCATCCCGCGGATCCGCATGGCCGATCCTTCGGTGCCGTCTTTCTTCGTGTACGCCTCGGTCTCCAGCGTGACGGTGAGGCGTTGGTTGACGAACCGTGTGAGGAACGCGGTCAGGGCGCCGGAGCGCGAGAAGTCGAACTCCTCGCCGTCCTCGATGGGCAGGGCAGTGACAGCCACCAGCTTCTGGAGCTTCCAGATCTGGTTGGGCTTGGCTTGGTAGCGGTCACTGATGACTTCGCCCTGGTCCCCGCGGAACGTGACCGTGGTGACGGGATCCCCGTTGCGGTCGAGTGCGGCTTCCTTGACCGCTGCGATGGTTACGGTGTAGGTGCCGGGCTGGGTGAACGACTTGGTTTCGGCCTCGGCGCGATTGACGATGAACTTCATGCTTCGATTGGTTTGACGTATTTCGGAAGGGACAGGGTCACGATCTCGGACTTGTACCCCGGCATCGACCCGAATGCGCGGCAGTCCCTGAAGATGTTGATGAGGTTGTCGATGTCTGCGTCGGCAGCAACGAGGGCCTCGGTGTCGATGGTGTACACGCCGGTTGCGTAGGGCGCGGTCTTCTCGACAGCGATGAACACGAACGGCAGGTCGATGAACCTGCGGTAGAAGGCAGCCTGCCAGTGGTACCGGAAGGATGCGATGGACCGGGCGAACCCGGCGGGTGAGGCGTCCTGCGTGGTCTTGATGTCGACGATGAACTCGTCGGTGACACCGTCCATGCGGGCCTTGAGGTCGATGCCATCGTTGAGTCGATGGAAGCAGGAGACCTCGGTGCGGAGCGTCTTGGTGTTCTGCTGCCACCAGAGGTTGGCCTCGACGGACTGAGCGACGCCTTGGATGGAGTTCCACTGTTCCTCGTTGAGTGGGATGCGACCGCTTTCCTCGATGTCAGCGAAGGCAGCCTTGCCTTCCTTGGTGCGCCGGTCACCGGTGAACTTGGCGTACTGGAGTGCGAACTTCTGGGGTTCGAGAACGGCCATGTGGACGGCGGTCCCGAAGAGCATGGCCTCGGTGGGAGCCTCCTTGTCGCGGTTCTCGGTCCAGTGCTTGAAGTGCATGGGCGACTTGGCCAACTGATCGAGACCGGACTTCGAGAGTGCGGAGATCGAGTGGTAGTCGTCGGCGGGAAGGTCGTAGATGATTCTCACTCGACCACCTCGGCTTCCTGGGCGACGACCACCTTCGGCAGCTTCGCGAGCAACAGGTCCGGCTTGCTGGCCAACCTGCGGAGCGATTCGTCGGGCAGATCGCGGAACGTCTGCCCTTCGGTGATGCGCCGGTCAGCGACCAGCAGTGCGTTGATCTCGGCTTCGCGAGACTCGAAGGACTTCTCCAGCTTCGCAATAGCGTCCCAGTCGCGCACCATGGGGTGCTGCGGGGCTTTCTCCGGTTGGCTGAAGTCGGACACCTCCTCGGGCGTGTAGACGCCCATGACGACTTCTGGAGCGAGCATCCTTACCGCTTTCGAGATGCAGCGTGCGCGGAGCATGGCAGCGGGATCCTTGCTCCAGCCGGTGCCGGCCTTGGCGGGCCAGAGACCTGCCTGCTTGGCGTCGTCGAGCGTGTAGCTGATCTCGACCTCGTTGCCGTCGTACTTCCAAGTGGCGATGGCAGCCTTCGCGTCGAACTGCTTCCAGATCACCTTGCCACCGCGCTGCCGGTATCCAGCGAGCATGGCGTCGGCTCGCATGGAGATCTGCCCTTGGATGAGGTGATAGGTGCGCTTGATGTCGAACGGCGACTTGCGCTCGGCCAAGCACTGGAGGGCCAAGATGTGGCCCTGCTCGACCTTGGTGCAGCCGAACATGCCGCTGCTGGCGATCCACTCGCCGAGTTGGGCGGTGGCGGAAACCGGGTCATTGATCCGGTCGTAGACGTTGACCGGCGGATTGCCGGACGTGGTAGTGAGTTCGTTCATGTTACTGATGTTTTGATGCGATGAGTTTTTCCAAGTCGTCTTGGCGCACACGGATCACCCGTGGGTTGACCTTGACGGCTGGGATCCACCCCCGCCGGACCCATCGCCGCACGGTCTCGGGGCAAACCCCGATGGCCGCAGCGGCTTCCTGAATACGGAGAAGTTTCACGAGGACGAGTGAACATGAGGAGTCACTCGTCGCCTAGTGTTTTCTTGTCCCCTATTCTGGGGATGGTTCCTTGAGGCCGCGGCGTTTTCCGAGTGGCGTGAGCGACTGGCCGGAAGCTCTGAGTTCACGCATGAACTGCATCTTCCCGATGCGAAGTCCGCCTTCGTAGGCTTTGTCCAGCATGTCGATCTTTCGGTCGTCTCCGCCCTGCTGGTACGCCCCGCTCATGTAGACCCGCTCTGCGAGTGTGCGGCGGTTCTTCCCGACGAGTTCCGAGAATCGGTCGTACTGCTCCGGGGTCATGTCCTCGTAGGTCACGCCACCGAAAGTCATCTTTGGATTCGGGAGCGAAGGGATCGACTTGTTCTCTGCGGTCCTGCGCCAGACTTCGTAGATCGAAGTGTTGAGTTGGTCGGGTTCGATGGAGCGGCTCTTCCAGGCATCGAAGAAGTTCCAGAGATACGGGTTCTCGCCCTTGGGTGTCTGCTCGACGATATCACCCCACAGATCCCTGCGGGCTGGCATCTTGTTGGGATCCTTGGTGCCGGGGATCTTGAGTCCCAGCGCGGCGTACCGCTGGTTCATTTCAGCGATTGCATCCTTGATGAACCCTTCTCCGTCGATAGCCGGAACCGTTGGGCGTTGAGCGCGGCGTAGTGCGGCAAACGTGTTGGGAGCCAGCGGCGATGCGGCGGTGACGGTGAGGCTCTTGAGCCAGCGATCAACAGCATTGCCGGACTCTTCGGACAGCAGCTTGATGAAGTCTCTGGTGCCCTTCAGGAACTGCTGCTCCATGACGAAGTTGATGCCGCTCAAGACTCCACCCTTCGCTATCGCGAGATAGTCTGGATCTCCTTCCCGGCTTCGTTCTTGGATGCGCTTCGCAGAGGACACCATGATGGCCAACGCGCCAGCAGTCCCAAGAGCGGTCAGATCCTTCACTTCGTCACCTGACTTGAACTTGGGATCCTTGCCGGAAATCAATCGAAGTGAACCGGAGACATTGAAAGTTCCCGGAGGCTGAACTCCACCTGACTTGGCGAGTTCTCGGGCCTTCGAGGTTTCCCCTGGCGTATCGAGGTTTGGAGCGATGACACCCTTGTTGGTCAGGTAATCAAAAGCCGCCATCATCATGCCGCCGACAACAAGCCTTGCGACCGCAGTGTTCTGGTCTCGTGGACTCAGCTTCCTCCAGTTGCGAAGGACTCCCGCAGGAGTGAATGAAAGAGCCTCTCCAGCGACGTTGATCGGAGTCTTCTGGAAGAGCGACAAGAGCCGGTATGGGATGTACCCGTAAGAGCCGGCCTTATCCCTGATGAAACGGTTTACCCCAGCAACAGCTTCAGTTGCCACGTTCTCCTGCTGGTACACAGATCTGGCGGACTCGCGCTCGATGACTCCAAGATCGTCTTCGGTGAACCCCTTGGAACCTCTTGCCGCAGCCTCGTCGGTGATCAGGTAAAGCTCAGGCTTTCGGATGGCCACCTTCACCTGTGCGTCGTTCAGTCCGCGTTGCTTTCCAAGCTCGGACACAATCCTGGCCCGCTCGGCAGCGCGGAACGGAACATCGGTTGCTTGGGTCAACCGAAGGATGATGTCCGGCAAGACACCCACAGTTGCCTCGTACAGGTTGCGCGGGATTTGCGCCTTTTCGTAATCGCCAGCGAGCGCATCAACGATGTTCTTCCAAGCCCTCTGGAAGTTTAGCGGATTGCCAACATCTGTTCCGATTTCATACGGCATCGCCTCGGAACCCTTGAGCAAGATCTTCGCAGCATTTGGCAGCGAATTGCCGAACGCCTTTACCCGTTCAACGGTTCTGGACTGGATGTTGTATGTGTTGTTCTTGTTGCTGGATCGGACTCCATCCAGCAGTGAAGAAAGGATATCAGAGCTTTCCCTCAATGGCAGGTTGATCGTGTTGCCGAGGATGTTCCTGACGATGGAAAGCGGACCCATCACGGCACCCTGAACGGTTGCAAGGTACAGGTCCGCAGCAGAAGACGGGTTGACCCTTGCGATGGCGCGATTCATCTCCACTTCGGACTCGTTCTTCAGCGCATCCGCAACCTTGGCCAACCCTTCGGAGATCTTGATGCGAGTCGGATCTCCTGACTCAGCCGCCTCTTTGAGTCTTCGGTCGGCGTTGTTGACGATCTCGGTGGACTTGTTGAGCCGATCCATCAACCGCGCAATCTCGGTTGCCTGTTCCGGCGTCATGGGCTTCTTGCCGGATTCTGCGAGGGACTGGGTAACGAGGCGAACGAGTCCCTCTGGGGTGGACGAGTTGAGTAGCTTGAACTGGTTGATGAGTTGGCCCCAGGTCGTTCCGCTCTTCGCCATTGCAAGAGCGGTTTGTGTGGCTCCTCCCATGTCGCCTGCGGAGATCTGCCGATTGAACTTCTCCATCGACGAAGCGACGCGGGTGTTCGACTTCGCGTTCGCGATGTCGGATTCGATCTGGGCGTCCGTCATGGTGGAAGCCTGACGCACCACAGACTCCACGTTCTGCGGCTTGTACTGGGCCTCTGGTGAGACTGCGACGGCTTCCCGGATCACGGGTGGAACTCCGGGAGCGGCAGCAGTCCTTGCGGCGAACCTGCGAGGCTCCATGCCGGGTTCCGGCTTGATGGTCGAGGGTTTGAGGATCGTGGATCCGAGTTGCCGCGTGAACTCGGTCTCGTCGAACTTGTCCTTGAAGTTCTCCTTGGCGTACCGGAGTCCTGCCTCGATGGCGTCGGCCACAGATCCGCCTGCCCTGATCAGGTTCTGCGCGACAACGATGGCTCCGTTCCAAGCGGTGCCCATGAGTTGCGGGAACGGGTTTGCGCCGAGGCCCGCTTCGACTTTCACGCGAGCAGACTCAAGCGACTCAGCGATCTCCTTCGCCCTCTTTGAGAACCGCTTCTTGGTGGGCGCAGCCTCTGGTTGCACCGGAGCCTCTGGTGCGGGTTCTGGCTGAACTGGAGGAGCCTCTGGTGCGGGTTCTCCTCCACCTTGCAGCGCCCTCTCCTTCGCGAGTTCTGCCGCTTCCCGGATGATGAGGCTTTCGCCAGCAGCTTGGCCGACAGGTTCGCGGCCAACACCAAGCGACTTCTCGATCATCCGCCTGCTGACGGTCGCCGGATCCAGAACCTCGGTTCCAGATTCAAGCTGCTCTGCGATGCGCGAAGCGGTCCTCTGACGCATCTGCTGCGCGAGGATGTCGTCGATGGATCTGAGCGGAGTGGATTCCCTCGGTGCTTCAACGACGGGTTCCTCGAAGACAGGCTCCACTCGTTGAGCGAGCATTTGCTCTGCTGTCTTGAGAGTAGATGGGGCCTCCTCCGTTGGGATTCTCGAAGGGGTTGTTTCCCGCGGGCCTTCTCCAATCTGCTCGGGAGTGATGATCTCGCGCTCTTGAGCCTTCAGCTTCTCAATCGCGGGTTGCTCTCCGGTCTGGATCTTCTGCTGCGCTTCCTTGAGCGCCGTGTCCACAAGCGCCCTGGTTTCCGCCAGCGACTCCTCGAATCGCAACTGCTGGTCGGAGATCGGCGCGGTCTTCTCTTTCGGAAGCGTCGCTTCAAGAGCGTCAAGCTCGACCCTGGCCCGCTCCAGATTCTCCAACCCTTTCTCGATTCCAACCTTCTTGTCGGCCAGTGCTTCGATGGACTTGATGTACTCGGAGGCTCCCTTCGATCCGCCCTCTTTGAGTCCGGCTCCAACGAGTGAAGCCATCAGTACCGACACAGCAGCCTCGGTAGCAGCGCGGGTCTTGTCTTCTGGAGTCGAGTCCTTGTCGAGGAACACGTCGGTTGCTCGGGCTGTAGACTGAGCTACACCGGAGACCGCTTGCGGAGTGAATGCCGCTGCGATTCCTAGTTCTGCACCCCTACTCAACCGCGCTGCGTTTGCTGCTGCGGCGACATCCGCTGCCGTTACGGCTTCACCAATGCGGGCCAGTGTTGCTGGAAGCCTCGCGGCTTGGCGACCGGCACCGAGAGTTCCAAGCGTTGCGACGTTCAGCGGGGTGAGAAGGTCAGCGGCAACTTGGCCAACCACTCCACCGGCAGCCGCCGTCTTCGGACCAACTACACCACCGATTGACTCGCCGATTTGCTTGCCGGTCTCGCGATCTTCAGGCGAAGCGGTAAGCAGCGCCATGAGTCCCTCGCGATCCAAGCGAGAAGCCTCTGGCAGCATCTGCGGCTTCGGCTCCGGTTCGAGGGCCTGACGAACTGACCGGGTTACGGTCTGGATGTCTGAAACAGAAGGCGCACCTACAAGTGGGGTGGCCACCCTTGCGAAGGATGGCAACACATCCATTGCGCGTTCAACGAGCGTAGGAGCAGCGCCAATCGTTGGAGCTTCAGGATGCTTGGATCTTCCGATGGCAGCGAATGCTTTTGAAACGTCATCTTGAGACGGAGGATTCTCTCCCTCCATCTTGATTGCCATCCCGGTTGATTTCTGAGTTACCTTGTAGATTGGCATAACATCTACTCAACCCGCTTACTGAATTTCCTCAATATCAAACCCTTCAATCGAAATCTTCTTTCGCTTGTTTGGGTCAACTGGCGCAGGTGCAGGCGCAGGCGCAGGTGCTTTCGATCCCCTGCCAGAAAACACTTTAGAGATGATTTCTTCGCGGCGTTCAGGGGTTACGTTCTTATTGAATTTGATCGCCCGTTTGATTTCCCCAGTCAATGAGTCCTCTGATACGGACTCGGAGTACTCATCATTTGATACACTTGGTTCGCTGGCGAGGACTCTTGCGAGCGAGGGAATAGTCTTCCCCATTTCCATGAGTTGCTCGCGAGTTCCACCGAACGTACCCAAGCCTTCAACATTGACCTGAATATACCCGGACTTCTTCTTCGCGTCCTCTTGGCGTTGTTCAGACTCGGCTTTTGCCTGAGCGTACATCGACTCAAGCGTGTCGATATCAGGATCCCCAACGGACGTGTTTGGTTGCGCCATCAGGAACCCCTTCATCTCGGGAGCCTTCTTCATCCTCTGGCGCTCGTCTGCTTCACGCTGGCGTTTGGCGGTAGCCTCCTCCTGCTGGGCGATGCGCTGGATCTCGTTGGTCAACGACTCCTGTCTTCCGCGCTCAATCCGATCAAGCATCCGTTGCTGCTGGAGTTCCTGCATCCGGTTCTGCAACAGGAACTGCCGTGCCGTACTGGCATCCGCACTCTTCTGCGTCGTACCGGACGCCATCCCGTACAACCCGCCAGTCAGCAGGTTTGCGATCTGCGAAACAGCACCGGGCCGGTATTTCGCGGCCTGCTCCAAATCCTGAAGGTCTTGTTCAGCCATGATGTGATCGGGTTATGGTTTGAAAGCGGCACGAGTATTGGCAGCGGAACTGGCCAACCCAGAGATTCCACCGATAATCCCACCGGCAATCGCCAAAGGATTGCCAGCCTGCGACGCTTGGAACTCACCCTGGGCGTTCGACAACGCGAACTGCGAACCCGCACCAAGAAGCTGGCCGGGTCCCGCCTGCTGCATCCCCTGCATGTACTGCGGCTGCGCGAACGGCGAGGACCCCTGCTGCAATCCACCCAACTGCGCGGCCTGCGAGACGATGGGCGCGAGTCCGAGGGCAGACTGCACGTTGGCGATGTTCTGCTGGCGTCCGGCTTGGCGCTGCTGCTGCGCGGCCATCTGACCGGCGAACGTCTGCTGGGCTGCCGTGTTGCGCTGGCCAGTAGCCGCCATGATGTTCTGGAAGGACTGCTGCGCGTTGCGGTTCGCCGTGTCCGAGGTCGTCTGACCGGACTGGAGCAGCCCAAGCGCCTGGGCGCGTCGTTGTGCGTCGGACTGCTGGATGGCCTGCGAAACGCCGAGTGCCTCGCGCAGCGCGGAAGCGTTGCCCAAGATGTTGCCGGTGGCTGCGCCGCGAGCGCGGAGGGCCTGCTCGGCTGCCCGCTGTAGGCCGGGAGGCAAGTTGCCGGCCTGTGCGAGTTCGCCGCTGATCTGGCGTTCGAGGTCTGCCCGCATCGACGCCGACATGCCGGTGTCGCGCATCTCCTGCGGAGTGGCCACCCGCTCGTACTCAGGTCCGGCGGGTGATCCCTCCTCGACGTTGCGGGCACCGGAGCGCAGGTCCGACAGGAACTGGTCGTACAGCTTGTACCGCTCGGGATCCGCGGTCTCAAGTTCCCGGCGACGTTGCTCGGCGAACTGGGTGCCGTACTCCTTTGACAGGTCGAGTTGGGCCTTGGTGAGTTCCGGTGCCAGCTTGGCCATCTCCCTCGCGGTCTCGCGGGTGAGGTCGATGTCCGACATGCCGGTGAAGTCGTAGGACCTCGTTTGGCCTGTGGCAGGATCAACGTAGGTGCCTTTGCGACCCAAGCGTGAGGCGGCTTCCATCTGGCGAAGCAGCGGGAACGTCTCGGTTTGAGCGTACACCGCTTCTCGGTTTGCCGCCGCCATGTCAGGTGCTTTGTAACTTCCGCCCATATGTAATCCTGTTGTTGGAGAGCAGGGTGCAGTAACGGTTGAAATCGAACAAGCGGACCTTACCCGTGGCGAGATTGCGTCCGCCGATCTTGGTGACGCACGGCTTGCACCGGCCAACGAGCGCGGCCATGAGCGAGGCGACGGCTTGCTCCTTGTTGGCCACGACGATCTCGACCCAGGCGATGGTGCCGTTGGGTTCGTTGATCCTCCAGTCGCTGGACTGCGAGAGGTCGTTGATGAACCGCACTGCGCCGACGCCGCAGCATTCGCCGCTTTCGTCAGCGATGAACCCGATGCGTCCGTGGAAGTAGCTGATCCACGCGAGGATCTGGTCGTCTGACCAGTTGCGGCAGGTGTCCCACTTTTCCCGGAGCAGCCTGATCGCGCCGTCTGTCATTGCTCGGGCCTGATCGAATCGAGGAATCCGGTCGTCGTAATACTCTGCGGCATCATCCGCCCACCGATGTCCTGCGAGGTTTTGACCCTGAACTGGATGTTGTTCCATCTGCCGCGTGAAATGAGGTTGAACGACTTGAGGAACTTGAAGTCCTGTGGCTGAACATCGACGTTGGTTTCGAGAGTTGTCCACGTCTTGCCCATGTCGGTGGAGAACTCCATGTCGAAAGATCCGGTCCAGTCTGGGTTAGGGTTCTCCAGCGCGAACTGAGCATTGTAGCCGGTCTTCTGTGGGATCGGTTCGTTGAAGTTGAATGCCTTGGTGGTGATCCGGCTTTCGTAGGGGTAGCCGGAATCGAAGAAGGCAGTGATCGGCGCGGGATCGGTGCGCGTGTTGGGCAGGTAATCGCTGAACGCCCAGACTTGGCTGGCACCGGAGTTCGCGGACAAGAGTTGGCCACCCCACATGAGGATGGGACCGTTGCTCGAGAACTGGGTGGGGATGAAGTCTGAGACGGACCAGTTGGTCCAGTAGCCGATCCATGCCTTGGCCAACAGGTGATAGACGAGCACGCAGTTGTTGGCGTCCTCGGAGCCGGTGAGGATTTCTTGGTCACTCTCGGTGAGGATGTCCTGCATGTCCTCGGTGAGGAGGGACTCGAAGTCGAGGAGTGGAACGGCGAGGAGGTAGCGGTTGTTCCAAGCGACTGCCTCGCAGAGGTGGTACTTGGATCGGTTGATCTTGGAGACGATGTCCTTGATCGGTGCGGAGATCGGGAGGCCAACGTCGGTCTGGGTGCCCGCTTGGATCTGGGCGATTGACCGGACGCCATCGCGGGAGAGGAACAGGATGTCAGCGCCGATGCCCACGATGGAGCGGTGGGAGACGCAGCCGATGTTCCCGGAGACGAGTCCTACGATCCAGTCTGCGGCGTCTTGGGTTGGGTCAGCATCGACGTACCAGATGGAGCGTTCCTTGAAGACGAGGATGCGGCTGCCGAACCAAGAGAATAGGCCGGTGATGGGATCGCCGTCGCCGCCGACGCGGATGCTTCCGGCGGGGTCCCACGTTTCGCCGTCGAGGATGTCGGAGAAGTGAAGCGTGTCTGGAGTGATCGTGGTGTCCGCAGACGCACAGAACAGGCGTTGCGTGTGCGATACGAGGTAGATCGGCTTGTTGGGGGGATTGAGCGAAACGTAGGCTACGGCATGGGAACCGTTGGCCGGACTGATCGTGATGGTTGGTGCTGTCGTGTACCCGGATCCCGGATTGGTGATTGTGACGGCAACCAAGCTGCCGTCACCGGAAACAACCGCCACGCCAGTTGCTGTAACTGATGGAGGAACTGTTACTGGAGGAGCAGAGAAGGTGATTGTCGGAATCGTCGAGTGGTTGCTGCTCTCGTTGATGACATCAACCCTGCTCACCTTTCCAACGGTGATTGAAGCGTTGGTGTTGGTTGCGTCAATGTACTTGAGCGTGCCCACCCCATCCGAGTAGTAGAGCTTCTCGTTGAGTTGGGCGAAGTAGATGTAGGTGGCCGACGAACTGAAGGACGAACCGGAGATCGCTCCCCAAGCGGTCGTGGGGTTGCCGACGTACAGTTGGCGGGTTGCGCCACTGGGCGAGTACCCGGCGATGATCAACCGCTCGGACGCCGCGGTGTCGAAGTAGAACCCGGCGAGGATCTCGATGTCGGTGGGTAGGCCAGATCCCCAGTAGGTGGTGGTGAGTGCCTCCCAGTTGGAGACGATGCTTTCCCAGTTGGCGGCGAGACCGTTTCCGATGAACGAGATCGAGCCGTAGCGGGTGATCAGGTTTCCGAAGTCGTCGTAGTCCATGTTGACCGCATCCGAGAGGGATGTGGCCGGGATGCCGTCAGGTCGAGTGGCGGAGATGACGCCGTTGGGGAATCCGTTGGATCCGTCCAGGACGATCTGGTCATCGAGGGACTCTGACGATTGGAATGGCATCAGACGATGTCGTTGAAGTCGTAGGAGTAATCGGAATCCGGGATGATCCTGCTGATCTGCTGCTGTTGGCCACGTTCCATGTCCTTCATGGTGGAGACGTGAGCAGTGCCTTCGGCGAACTTGGCTTGGGCCTTGGAGTACTGGCGGGAGTACTCGAGCAGGTCACCTTCGACGTAAGCCATGAGAGCGTTGTCGGCGCCCCGGAGGTCGATGGATCGGTTGAGCGTGATGGCTGCGGTCTCGCCGAGTTGCCGGACGCAGGACTGTTTCTTGCCGAGGATGAACAGGGTGCCGGCGGTGTTGGGAGTCGGTACGAGCTTGATGCGCGGGATGCCGGACTGACCGTAGGTGGTCGCGCCGTCGGTCATGAGGCGCGAGAGGTTGACGAAGTTGTTGGGTGTGGACTTCCGGGAGTCCACGTTGTTCCAGATGTTGGGATCGAGTTGGAAGAACGACTGCCATTCTGCGGCTGGGATCTCGATGCCGTCGGTGTCACCGCTGCCGGTGAAGCGGATGGCGACGGGGAGATCTAGGTAGGATTCCTCGCCGGAGAACGAGGCGTAGGAGGAGGTGACGAACGGGCTGATGTTGACGATCTCTTGGCCGTCGGTGATGGAGATGGAGACGACGCCGAGGGTATCGTTCCAGAGAGCGCCATCCCAGAGCATGGCGTACCTGCGGGCTGCGAACTTCTTGGCGAGCGCGAGTGTGGCTGAGTCGGTGAACGACAGCTTGTCGCAGGCAGCCTGGGCGATTTCAGAGATGTTCATCAGATCAGAACTCGATCAGTTCAAATTGGACCTTGGCGTTCTGCGAGGAAGAGTCGTTGTTGAACCAGTCAGCGTTTCCACCGTTGGTGTTCTGCGCGATGGTCATTGACGTTGTGGATCCGCTTGGTCCGAACCACACCTTGAAGGTGTGCGTTGCAGCCGTTGAAGTGAATGCGCCCTGGATGATCATCACTGCTGGGAATCCACTTGAAACATACTGTCCGCACACCGCAACAACGTCCCCAACGGCACCCGAGTCTTTGACGATGGCAGCGTAAACCGTCACGTCGTTTGAAGCTGTGACCGGGAGCGACACTTTCAGTAGAGCCTTGTTCCCGATGGTCTTTGGGGTCCAAGTGTAGGACCAATCCGAAGCGGATCCGCTTTGCTGCAACACTGCGTATCCACCCGCTGCAATGGATGCTGATTGCTCGGATCCTTGCGCCCTCGAAATCGTCTCCGAGTAGATGAACTTCGCCGCACCAACGGCGGAGGCCACAACGGTCTTGAGCTTGTTGGAGTCTGCCGAGTCGCGAACGAGGAACGTGTCCGCTGCAACGGTGGAAGACTTCGCTGCCAGATTTGTGAACGTCACCGTTGCAGCCCCAACGGTCACAGTATCGACAGCAGCGTCACCAATAACAGTGTTTCCGTTGAAAGTGCTTGGCCCCGAGACCGTGACGCTACTGTTGATAGCGGTTTGTCCGAGGGTAACACCTCCAACGGTTCCAATAATGGCGGCTCCGGTGTTCGTGAGCGTGCCGTTGTTCGTGATGCCGTTGACGGTGAGCGCCGAGGTGAACGAGGTCGAGGAGTTGAACGTGACACCACCGTTGAAGACTGTCGCGCCTCCGACGGTGAACGCCCCGGCAATCGAACTCGACGCGCCTGCGTTGCTTTGGACGATGTTGCCATAGACTGAGATGTTCCCGCCGGACGTGCTGATGTTGCTGGAGACGGCGAGCGTCGAGGACATGGTCACTGCCCCGGTGACGGCGAGCGTCGTGGACAGCGTGGTTGCGGCTGCGACAGCCAGTGTTCCGCCGACGGTCGTGTTTCCGGTGGCGGAGGCCACGATGAACTTGTTGGTGGCGACCGTGAAGTTGCCGGCTAGCGTCGTGTTGCCAGCGATGTCCAGCGTTGCGAGGAACGCGGCGGAGGTGCTGGCCAACTGGAAGGACGAGTTGTTGCCAGCGCCGTCGCAGATGGTCTTGAGGGTCGTGCTGAACGTGGTGGAGTCCGTCGTCTTCAGCAGGCTGCTGTACGTCGAGGCTACCGAGGATCCTGTAAGCGGCGTTCCCATATCAGTCTTTTGGAAGTGCATACCATCCGGCGGGGATGGTCACGCGGTTTTGGCTGCGAACGAGTTTGCCGTCTGGAGCCATGACGAAGACGTGGGCTTTGACGGGGTCAGCCAGGAGGACGGGTTCGCCTTCAGGAACGAGGATCACGCGGCTGGCGCAACCGCTGCTCATGGCGATCAATGCGATCCCGCAGATTGCGGCGGAGATCGTCTTGGGGCTCTGCGAATTGGCCATGGGTATCCTTTCCGGCGAGTTCCTCAAGCCACTTGAGGATTGCGGTAACGATTTGACCGATGACGTTCACTTCTCGGGCGTGGCGTCCTTGGCGGCGATGAGGCCGATGCCCGCGGTGACGGCGGCGATGACGGCGGCAATATCGACGTTGGTGGAGGGATCGTTGTCGAAGAGTGCGCGGAGTGCTCCGCCGACTGCGACGAGGATGGCTCCGATACCGGCGATGGTGGTCTTTGTGTTCTTCATGATTTGTCCCAGTTCCTGATGTGTTTGATGAGAATGACGATGCCGATGACGAGGCCGACCAGCAGAGAGGCGAACCGGATGTACGGACTGATGGCGTCGATGAAAGAGATTGCGACGGATCCCGAGGTTGCGCTGGTGGCGATAATGCCGTCTCTGATGTCGTTAGTATTCATCGGCTAGAGAGTGTGAATGCGCCAGACGCGACCCATCATTTGGAGGATTCGACGATCCATTGGGACTCCGGTGGTTTGGCCAATTGCAATCATTGCAATGTCACCGTTCAAATATTGCGTAACCGCTGGATACGGACCTCTTCCAACGTAGTCAGCATTGTAGCTGGATGAGCTATCCACCTTTTGTGACTGAACAGTGGTGTTTACTGTTGGAGTGATCTTTGTATCCAGCTCTCGCTTTATGCACATTGCATAAGGACCTGTGGTTACAAGTGGGGAATTTGCATCAGTGTCATTCCATGTCGTTCCGTTTCCTGCAATGGAGAATATTCCAGATGGAAGCGGCAGAGTCTGCGATAGATACCCGCAAGCGAAATAAACGTCGTTAGCTGATGAAACCATCCTTTGATAACCACTTGTAGAAGCATCAACTGACGAGCAGATAAACATGCTTTGCCCCGCTGCAAACGCCGGAGGGTTGGTCATGTTGTCGATCAACCCCATTGATGACTCATAGAACCTTACGCAAGCCTGGCCATTGATATTGTACGGCTGCGGAGATATTGACAGCAACATGTCGTACATTTTGTACGTTGTGCCAACCCTTGCTGCTACTTCGCTGACGTAAGGATAGCCGGTCAACACCATGCCGAACCGTGAATCAACAACGGCGTGGCACCCAGCAGTTGCCGGATTGAAATGGCGTTGGCGTCGGCGTCCCATAAATCACCAGTAGATCCGCAGGCCAATGAATCGAGCGTCCGCGTTCAGTGTGTCCGAACCGTTCCCGGTCTTGCGGGCAATCTTCAGCACCAGAATGCGCGAGGCAGCAGCGGTTCCTCCAGCGGTAATTGCCGAGGTCGTCGGAGATTCGTGCAGGTCGCTGGCAGCCAGCAGAGTGTCGGTGGACGTGACCTCGCTGCCGAACGCGGAGTCGATGGCATCATCGTTGGCCAAGAACCTGCCAGAGATCCCCCAGACCACTCCGCCGGAACCGGAATCAGCGGTCCACGTAACGGACGCCGTGAATGTGGTCCCAGTCCATCCCGTGGGGGTGCGGATCAGCACCGTGGCCGACTCTTCGGTGGTCTGGTCGAAGTCCACGGTGTCGTAGCCAACCTTGTTGGTGCTGGTCTCCGAGGTGTTGGAGGATGGCCCGTTGGTGATTGCCGGGATGATGTCGGCTGCCCACACGTCGTAGGAGTTGGAGCCGCCGCCGCCGCCGCCACCGGCAGCCAACAGCGTAGCCACCGAAACCTTGCAGGTGGTTGACGTGCTGGCATCGACAATCGGCAGGACATCGTTTGCCGTGTCGATTGCCGGGATGGATGTGAGTGAGGAGATTTTAGGCATGATCAGGCCCAGGCGGTTTGCGGAGCGTTTTCAGGACGTGGGCCTTGCTCCGAGGTCCACACGATAAATTGGTCTGCGCCAGTTGGTACTTCGAGGTTTGCAGCGTCCCGGAAGAGGACCCAGTGCTTGCCGTCGGACACAAAGATTGGGTCGCCGTCTTCGTCGGTGCCGGTCTGGTGGATCCACGGACCGAGGATGGCCAGTGCGTAGGTGTGTGTTGCGAGTGTGGTGACGGGGTTGCCGTCCTCGTCGAAAGAGACGAATCCATTATCCAGCCCGAACTGGACTGCCTGCTCCTGGGTATCGAATTTGAGCAGGTAATCGATCATGGCGTTGAGAGGGCTTGGAGTTGGGCGTTGGTCTTGATGGTGTTGTAGTACTGGATGGATTGGATCCAGCCGCCCATGAAGCTGGAACTCAGTCTACTTCCGATGGTCATCTGCGTGTTGGTTGGAACTGTTCCAGACGTGTCGGTCACCACCGATCCTCCAGAAAGACTGAGAGCAAAGTCATTGAGCTTGTACCTGAATGCCATTCCGAACGGAGTCAGTGCTGGCACATTGATCCCAGACGTTACGGTAGCCTGAGCAACTCCGCCAACTGTAACCAGAGAGACTTCAGTGCCTACAAAATACAACAGAATACGCTCGTTTCCTGTGGCATTATCACACGCTACATACGTGGTGCTAATTGATGGATTTGCTGATTGCTTCGATCCCTTGAATACAATGGATCCCTCCGTCTGGTTGTAAAACCCCGTAAACGCCGCCCCGGTGATGGAGCACGTGTCGGCGGAGCGGACTAGTGATCCAGTGGTCGTCGGGATGTAGGACGTGGCGAAGAAACCGGCTTCGAACTGGGCTCCCCAGATGAAGATGTCGGAGGTGGTTTGGCCGAGGTAGCTTGCTGGACTTGTTGTGTTTGTGTTGTTTGTAAACTCAATATAGTGAGACACAACGGTTGCTGACGATGTTGCTACTTTTGATAGCGAAACGCGCCACCAACCATTTGGAAATTGAGTTACCGATACGGTTGGAGATCCAACAACAACCCCCACTTGTCCTGTGGATACATTGAATGCAACATTTGTTGCACCGAATGCACCCGGAAGCATGGATATCATTATCCAATCTGGAGCAGTCGATCCTGTACCTTTTTTAAGGAAAGTTGACTGTGTGTATGCAGTTCCAGATGTCGCAACTACAGATGAATTATTTATGACGTAGTGCCGTGCATTTGTTGCGGTTTCAGCCAAAATGTCGGCAGCTAAAACTCCAGATGGATCTGTTCCTTGATTTGTTGAGGCTGTTGAATCTACTTTCTGCCAAGTTGCGTTTCCTAGATCCTCACTCCTAATCGTCAGATTCGTCCTCTGCTCCTCAATCAGCAACCCACGGCAAAGACGAGTAACCGGGTCGAAGTCGATGCGCGGCACGTTTGTAGCCGCCGTCTTGATCAACCCATCGCTGCCAACAAAGGTCCGCGTTGTCGACGCATTCGTAAACGTCGGCAGCGGACCAATGTTGGCCACATACGCCTGTCGAGCAGCGAATTGCAGGTCAAGCGTCAGCGCGGGATCGTATGGTGTCACCAACCCCTTCTGCGCGTTGAGCCGTAGACTGGTCGAGAGGCGCATGGAATCAGAAGGTCATCTTGCCGTTGTACGCGATCACCGATCCGCTCGTAAGCTGGAAGCCGGTGATGCAACCAACGATCACCATGCCGGCGGGGATCGTGGTGGCGGACCAGGTGCCGCTTACGCCTTCGCCCGTGATCGACGTGAACACCGCATTGGAGACCACCTGCAACGCGCAGTAATTGCCGGTCTGAGCCGCAGTGGAAGTCACCAACTGGAACCCGGAGATACCCATCCCAAGTTCAATAGCCGCATTTGACAGGTCGCTCATATCAGATATCCCAGATCTTTCGGATTTGTTTCTTCGTGAAAGTGCTTTCAAACCGGCTTCCTTGCCGGTCTTCCATCCTGCTGAACCCCCGCTTCACCTCGTCCTTGAGTTCAGATTCTCTGGCAAAGCCGGTGGCAGCGAACCGTGCAATCGGTTGACGCTGCCACCGCTTCCCCTCAATAACGATGGAGTCGGTCCCCATTGGAGCGATCTGCTCAATGGTCCTGCCGCCGTTTTCAAAGGTGTAGATGGGCATGGTGTCAGGACTCCATCTCGCTGTCGTACTTCTCGACCATCTTCCGCATGGACTGCTCGTCCTCGGGCATTTCGGTCTTCTCGGTGTCCTTGTTCTCGTACTCGGCGGGCATCCCACCGACAGAGAGGATCTCAACGTAGGCTTCGCCCTCTTCGATCTTCTTCACGCGGGCCTTGACCTCGGGCAGCGTGACTTCGTCGCCGATCTCGGGAGCAACATTGCTGTTGTCCTCTGCGTCGGTCGAGAGCGCCTCGACGGGAATAGAAATCATGGCGCGATCTTCGTTGGACTCTCCGCTCCCGCAAGCGGAATGGGAAAAGGGGGCACCACCTCGGTGATGCCCCCCCGGTCCAACGGCTATCACCATGATGGTGGCCGTTTTCTTCATACGCTTACAGCGTGGTCGAGGTCTTCGTGCGATGCACCAGGTACCAGACCGGGTTGTTGGTGTTGGTTGCCGAGGTGTTACCGGCAGCCAGACGCAGCGCCGTGAAGTACAGCTTCACGCCGACAGTGACCAACTGGTTGAGCGGGTCGGACTTGTCGGGCGTGTCGGTGATCACGATCTTCGGGGAGAGCGGATCATCGCCGGTCAGGTGCGGGATGCCGAACGACTCGTTGCCGAAGAAGAACGAGGCGATGATGTCCTTGCCGGATGAGAGACCACCACCAGCGGGACTCGCCTGATAGACGAACTCGTCACCGGGAGTGCTGGAGCCGGTGGAAATGAACGAGTTGGTCTGGGTGACGACCTTACAGCCGTAGATGGAACCAACCTCACCCTTGTAGAAGGGTTGGCCCTTGTTGCCGTAGTTGGAGGCGTTCAACCAGTCGCCATCGCGCATCAGGTCGCGGGCCACACGAGGATCAGTCGCGAGGACGTAGCTGCCGTTGATGAGCGGAGCGCGATTGCGCTTCAGGCGGGTCATCGAGTCGAGGACCGCAGAAGCCGTCATGGTGGCGTCGGCAGCAGTGGTCGCGCCGTTGAGTGCGGCGAAACTCTGGGTGAGAGTACCAGTGACATTCAGCGTAGCGGGGTTGCCGTATACCTTGATGCCACCGGGGTTCTGGCCAGCCGTGTTGTTGATCGCGTCGTCGTTGGAGATCGACGATTCAATCGCAGTGCCGATGGACGTACCGCTGGTGCTCAGATTGGAGCCGATCAGCGTGTTACGGATGACGGAGTCCACCCAGAGGGCCATGTCGAGACCGGAGGTCTTGGTGGCCTGCTGGAGGGAGTTGAACAGGTCCGTCGCACGGAGGATGTCCGTGAGGCCGATGACCTGACCGTACTGGGCGAGGTTCTTCTCCAGCTTGTTGAGGGCCAGCGCACGGTAGTTGCCGGACGTGATGGCAGTACCTTCCGTACCGATGGTCTGGACACCAGCGATGCTCGGAGCGCCGAAGCGGAACATCGTGATGGCCTTGTTGCCGTTGTTCTTCGGGATCGGTGCCTTCATGGCGAACTGATCCAGAATGGTCTCCTGCTGGACGATGGAGAGCAGTTCCTTGCTGAAGTAGTTCTGGAACTGATTGGTAAGCGTGGTTGACGTAGTAACTGGCATGGTATTGCTCGCTTTCTTTGCTATCAGGATTCCCGGTCAAACTCTCGCGCAGCCTTCATGAGGCGTTCCCGTTGCTCCTTGATGGGCATCTTGGCAAAGTCTGTTTCCTCTGCCTTCAGCGGTTGGGTGGCCGTTCCTTTCCCGATGGCGGTCTTCTTCTGGAGCTTATCCAACTGTTCCTTGAGCGACTTGTTCTCCGCGTCCAGAGACTGGGAGCGAGCGGCAGATTGCTGGAGTTTCACGATCTCGACGGCGTGTGCCAGACCGTCGGGCGCTGCCCTCAGGATCTGGAACCTGCCGATCAGGTCCACGGTGGACTTGTACAGGTCAGAGTTGGGATCCTTCAGATCCGGTTCCTTGTCGGACAGTCGGACGTAGGTGTCCTCCCATGCCTTGTTGAACCGTTCCTGCTGGACCTTTGTCTGGTGTTCACCCGCGGCCTTGCGAGCCTCTGCTGCCTTCTTACTCGCGGCTTTTGCGAGGTCTTTGTCGCCGTCGGCTTCAAATTCCTTCGCCGCCTTCTCGTAGTCGTCAGCGGTGAACCCTGCCTCGTCCCGGTACGTGTCGTTGGCTTTGGCCTCGGTTTGCTGCCGTTGCTTCTGCCACTCGTCACGTTCGCGGGCCAACGCTTCCTTCTCGGCCTTGATGGCCTGCTTTTCGGCGTTGATCGTCTCCCAGGTCTTGGTCTTGCGGGCCTGCTCCTGGGCGAACTTCGACTCCTTCTTCTGCTCACCCTGCTTCGTCTCCTTCTGTGGAGCCTCTGCGGGCTGCGCGTCCTTGTCCGCTGCGTCCTCGGTGACCTCGGCTTTGGCAGGATTCTCTGTACGAGATTCCGTTGGCTCGGGCGCAGTGGTCTCTGTGGGAGCCTCTGCGGTTTCCCGGCTGTCAATATCGACGCCAGAATCGAAGTCTCTTGCGGCAGCAAGCAGACCGTCCGCACTCAACACTTCACTCATGGTTGCCTATTACTCGTCCAGTGACCGGCAAGAGTCACTGACCGTAGATTGACCCTAGTTGAGCGTCTCAGAATCCGGGTCGGTATCCTGATCCGAAATTGATTCAGCGTTGGCCATCACCTCGATGACCTTCACCAAACTGGACTGACCCATGGCGAAACCACAGGAATACTGCAACTGGTTTTTGTCCGTGATGGCCGATGCGTTCTGCATCAGTACGGTGTTGAGCAGCACCTCTTTGAATCGCTTTCCGGTCTCCGCTTTCAGGAACGATTCGAGGACCTCGGCATCACGCTTTGACCATGAGCCTTGGTGGACCCACTTCTGGTGGCGGCTGAACTGCCAAGCAGCGCGGATGCGGTCGATGAATCCGATCATCCCTTGGCCTTCTTTCGACCCGCAACGGAGCGTCGGACGAACTCCTTGGCACCGAGTTTCTTGCGACCGATGTATGCCGCGAGAGCCTTGGGATCATCTGCGCCCTCCTTCTTGAGTTGGCCAGCCAGCTTATCGAACTTCGATTGCTTCTTCATAAAGTCACCATGCTTTGCAGGACCAGTGCCTCGGCGTCGTCTTGTCCGTTGCCGTGTCGCAGTTGTGTCTGGCGCGGAAGTTCTTCCGGCGCTCCGGGTTGTCGCGCTTAATCTCCATGTTGGGGTCTCCGAAGCGCACCTTGATCACGGTGCCCTTTGGGTTCCTCACATAGACAGCACTCTTCTTCTTCTCGCCGGGAGTGTAGAAGGGCTTGTTAAGGGTTACCTGCTTGCCTTGGTACTCCGCCATGGGATGCCTGTTTAGATGGGATTGGCCTGTTGGAAACAATCGAAGCAGTAGGTCTCACCGGACTCGGAGAGGGCGGTTTGATTGACGGTGAAGGCGTCTCCACAACGCTTGCAGGTTTCAAGCCAGCCGCTTTGAACTCCCCACACCAGTCCTGCGGATTGACTGACGCAAAGCAGCTTGGCCTCCCGCTCGGTGGATACCTGTGGCAGTGTCCAGAATTGTGGAATTGGCATTGTGGACAGGTGTTCATGCTACGGGAGGCGCGGGTTGCTGCGGGATCTGTTGCTGTTGTTGGGACGGGAGCAGGCCAGAAGCCTCAAGGAACTTCTGGATCTCCTTGCGGAGCTTGCGGGCCTCGTTGGTGGAGACCTGCTCGTAGCCTTGCAGGAGCGAGTCGATTCGACCCATGAACGCCTGCTGTGCGGCGGGCGTGAACTGCTGCCCCTGTTGGATCGCGCCGTTGAGGTACTGCATCAGGACACCGATGCGTCCGGCGAAGTTCTGACCGGGCTTGGCCGGCACCGGGATGCCGACGAGCAGCGTGGGGATGGTCTTGGACTCGTCCTCCAGTTCATCTTGGGCCTTCTGACCCGGATCCCGCAGCAGTCGCTTGATCAGGCTCGGGTCGTCCAGTTCCATGATCGACTTGTCCAGTTCAACCTGGTCAACCCACGCCGAGTTCATGAACAACTGCTTCCGACTGATCGCCTGCTGGATCATCATCTGGCGGCTCACCATGTCCATGCCGCCCTTGGGTTCCAACTCGTACTGGTCGTGGAGGGCCACGGGATCGGCATCGAGTGAGTCCTCGGCGAATCGGTAGCGCAAGCTCTTCGAGTCGTACTGGATGTAGAGGCTCCACGCCTGTCGGTAGAGCTTGCCGAGTGCCATGCGGAACAGCCGTGCCCGCAGGTCACCGGACTGCATGGACTGCGCGTTGATCGACTGGATCTCGGTGGCCGTGCGCCGGTCGCTGCCGCCGGACATCGCGGTGGACATGGCGTAGTCCGGGGATCCTATCCGGTTCTCGGCGATGGACCGGGTGGACATCATCTCTTGGTCGAAGGAGATCGGCGGCTGCGGCATGGTGACCGGGGCCACGCCGTAGGGAAGGATCTGACCGGGTTGGAACCGCAGGTTGATCGAGTTGGGGATCTCGCGCTCGGCCCGGAACAGCGGGCGGTTGTAGAGCGTCATGGCGTCGTGCTTGTGGTTCCACATCGACGTGAGGCTCAGCTCGAACGGCGCGAGGATCTCGCAAACGCCTCGGGGCGAGAACCAACCCTTGTCCTTGATTTCGTAGGGGAAATCGACGAACGGAGCCTGCCCATGGTCGTAGGGCAGTTCCATGGGATCGCGGAGGTCGAGGTCCACGGCAGCGGGCGAGTAGGTGTAGACCTCCCACTTGCCGTCGTCGCGCTTGCGGTAGACCTCCCACACGATCACGCCGTCGGTGTTGGTGGTGTAGGTGATGCCCTCGCGAAGCTGTTTGGCCGACGATTCGAGGCTGGTGCCGGGGATGTTGTCGTCGTTGGGGTTGCCGCGGATGCGCTCGATGGTCTTGGAGTCGGATTTCCATCCGTACTGCCGGGCCATGCGTCGGTAGGCGGCGATGGACATGGGCATGACCTGCACCATCCAGTCGGCGTCCTGAAGATCGACGGTGTAGGCCGGGACCAAGAAGTACAGGGGGTCGATGGCCTCGAACCCGACACGTTTGTCGCCGGGGTTCCAGAAGCACTTGAGGACGCCGCGACCGCTCATGAGGGTGTAGTCCACCCAAGACAAGACTTCGTCGGTGAAGTTGGTCTTCTCGCGGATTTTATAGTTGAACCAGTCCTCGGCGACCTTGGTGTAGGCGTTCAACTGCTGTCGCATGGGTACGAAGGTGGCGACAACGTCCATTCCGAGCGCCTGCTGCAAAAACAGCGGTTTCAGCTTCTCGATTGCCGTGTCAATCAGGGGCCAGTGCAGGTCGGCTGCCTTGAGCCACGGCTTGTTCTGCCGGCGCAGGCCATGATGACGCAGTTCGTACCAGCGTGTCTGACGGGTTTCCCAAGGCTGCCGCTGATCAACGGCATCCTCGATCTGACCCTGCAAATTCTGCCTCTGTTTGTCCGTCATCATTTCCTCCTAGCGTTATCCACCCACATCGCAACCCGCAAGCGGACCCGAATCGCCCTCCAGTGGGCCAATCTCATCCTCCATGCGTTGAAGAAGGCTCCTGCCGTCATCGCCCATCGCCCGAAAGTACTCGTCCATGCGTTTTCCGCCGCCGCCGCAGAACGCCAGCACCAGTGCATCAGCCCGGTCTGGTGAATTGATTCCGCGACCGCGCAGTTCGTCCTTTGACTCGAGTGCCAGCTTCCCTTTTCCGTTGGTCCTGACCTTCCGATTGATGAACTGGTTGAGAACGATCTCGTCGGTGCCCGCTGGCCCCAGAACAAGCTCGTTCTTTTCGACGGACCTGCCGAACTCGATCCACATTTCAGCGCCCCGCGACACGAACTGGTCTTCGCGGATGGCTTTGTCACCGAAGTTGACCCGGTTCACGTCCCATCCTTCGGCCTTGAGCGCATCGCACATGACAATGCCCATGCCGCCGGCATCCGCGTACACGTCCTCGGCTTTGAGTCCCCACTTTCGGAACTGGTGGATGAACTTCCCTATGGAGTTCATGGTGTCCCGATCCCGCCAGCAGACGACTCCCTTGACCACATTGCCCTGGCGCACCGCCAGAACACTCTCGTCGCCACCCGCCGAGAAGTCGCACCCCGCAGTCAGTCGTTCCCCCTTCTCCTTGGGTTCCGGCGGCGACGAAACAGCCTTCTGCCACTCCGCGGTCTTGACGACCGTGAGGCTTCCGTCGTCCTCCATGAACTCGGCGTAGATCATCGAGCGTACCAGCGGATGGTTTTCGCCCCATCGCTCGATCTGGTCCTTGATCCACTCCTTCTTGATGTGCGGACAGTCGTGCGCCGTTACCGTGAACGTCTTCCACTTCCCGTCATTTCGACGGAAGATGTCGTAGAAATACCCGCTGGCACCACCGGGCGACGACATGAGCAGAGTGCGTGTCGGTTGGCACCGTTCCATGGACTGGAAGATGCCGTCGGACACGGCTTTGGCTTCGTCCACGATGTACAGCAGGTTGTTGCCGGTGCCTTGACCGTGCCAGCCTTCGGCCTTCTCCGGGTTGGATGCGCTGAACCCGATGCATCGTGCCGGGGGCATGTTGCTGCCCTTGCGGTTGTAAGTGATCTCGCCGTCCACGATGCGGAACCCGACATCCTCACCGCCCAACCCGTTGGTGAGCTTCCGCAGGTGTGGCCACAGTGCGTCCTGAACCTGCCGATACACGCCGGCAGTGCAGACAACCAAGCTTCCGGGGAACTTGCACATGTGCCAGATGATCAGGCTGGCGGCGACGATGGAGGTCTTGCCCGAACCGTTGGCTGCCTTGAGGGCCACCTTGGAATGCTTGTAGTCGGCAGCATCCAGAACGGCTTCCTGCCACGGGTAGACCTCCATCCCGAACATCAGGCGCGGCCAGTTCTTGGCCAGATCCAGTTCCTTGATGATCTTGGCCTTCTGCCAGCCACTCAGCTTCGCCATGTCATTCCTTTCGCCACCTCGCTGACCACACGGCGCTCGAAGGAGTCATCGAACTTCTGCCGTTCGCGCAGTGCTTCGAGTGCGGTCCACGGATCTTCGTAGGCAGCGTTCCACCGGCACCACTCGCGGTTGGTGTTGAGGAACTCGACGTAGAACAGGAACTTGGTCATGTGGATCAGTGATAGCGATAGATGTACTCCGCATCAATGCGGGCTTGGGCGAGCGCACTCTCCCCCGAAGCGCGACCGCGCCGGTACGCCTCACGCAGGTCAGTGTCCTTGTGCCGGATCACGTCCTTCGGAGCGTTGCGCGTACCGTCTTCCCATCCCCACAACCATGCGTGGACGAGCTTCTCGCGGTCGTTCATGGGTTCCTCGCAGTCCATCCACGGATGAACCACTGATGCTTGAGCCGATTGGCTTCGTCGGTCTTTAGCTGGTGCCTGATATCCTCCGCTTCAGAAAGCAGAGCCTCAAGATCCAGGCGCAACTTTGCCCGCTTTTTGTCGCTGAGAATATTCAGCTTCTCAGCAGCAAGCCCCTCGGAAATGGTCTTGTTGCTCACCCCTCAATCTCCTTCTCCAGCTTGCTGATGGCCCACTCCAGATCCGAGGCAGACTTGTCAGCAGCCTTGGCCAACTCACGGTACGCATCGCGCTCAGTCTCAAGCGCGATCAGGTGCAGCCGCATCCGCCTCAAAGTTTTCCGCGGGTCCTCGGTCGAAACAGTTGAGGAACCCACGGTGCCGGCCTTGTCCGCACACGCGGCGGTCGGCGAAATCTCTTGGTCATTCATAGTCCAGCCTCCATCTGCGATATCAGATACCTCACAAGCCCCCGGCTCCAGCCGGTGATACGCACCACCTCACGCTTGGACGAGCCTCGTGCGATCAATGTACGGATCCTCTCATGCCTCGCGGAATACCCCATTCTGGCCATCTTCGAGACAATGAAACATGCCTTCTGACACACCGAGATCGACCACCCGGTCGCCTCGGCAATCTCACTCAACTCCATCCCTTTCCAGCGCATCAACCGCATCTTCGCCGCCGTCTCCTTGGACAACGTCGCTCGCCGCGGAGCTTCACCAGGGCGACGCTTCACCCGCTTCGGCACCGGCACCGGAGCATCCGGCAGCACCCCACCGGGATGCAGCTTCCGCATGTACTCCAGCGACGGCAGATCGTTCCGGTTCATCGCTCGCCCCTGATGATCTTGCCCACGGTCCTCTTGCTCAGGCGTGTGCGATCCGCAATCTCTTGGTACGTCGCACCCCGATCCCGCATCCGCAGGATCTCATCGAGCTTCAGGTCCACATTGCTGGCCTTGAGCGCCGTGATGTCCACGCACGTCGTCTGCACCGCCGTGTACGAGCGCCCCACCTTCTTCGCAATGTCGTGCAACGGCATCCCGTCCCGCGCCAACCGCCGGATCTCCACGATCTCATCGACCGTCAACCCCGGTGCCCGCGGCTTGCCCTTCAGTGGGTACGGCTTGTCGTCCCGCGCCACCGGCTTCGGCTCCGCTTTCACGGGATCCGCGAACCGCACCGATTGCCGGATGAACTCCGCCGACGGCAGATCAAACGTCTTCATTCCCAGTCCTCCGTGATTTCATTCTGATGGTTGCCAGTGGTTTGTTTAGGTTGGAACACTTCCAGAATGTGCAGCCGCTTGCTGGTCAATCCGGCAAACTTCCATCCACACTGGTAAAAGCAATGTCCCCATGTTGGCCTTCCGGCTCTCATGGTTGGTGGAACGCCAAACGGATCGACGTAGGTGTACAGTCTTTCACCTGGCCATCTATCCCATGCAATTCCCATCGCTTCGGAAAGCAGAACGCTTGCAGCAGGACCTGATTCTCGTCTGAAAACAGCGCAGCTTACGCCATCTTGGTTATCCATGGAGATGAACTTTCTCCAGACGCATATCGCACCAGCGTCTGCGGTCATAAGCACAATTTTGAATCCCGGACCTGCAAACAGTTTTGGAGTTCTACCGTCCTTGTAATGAT